AAATATTCAAATTGTAATTCTGTTCCACCTCTAGGACTTTGGTTTGTCATTATTTTGAATCATAACTTTCTGTAAAACGTTTAATCCTTTCGGTGATACCTCTACTTTAATATCTTGAGCAATATGTTCTGCTGCAGTTTCAGTATTAGGGTCTGCGATATCCGCTTCTTTCTCTGCTTCGTCTTTATATATTTTATTAGTTCTAGTATTTCTTAGAACTACTGTTGTTGTACAATCAATTTTTAATAAGTCTTCATTTGCCATTAACCATTCTCCTGTGATCTGTCTATTAAAGCATAACTTACAACACCTGTTATTTCATTTGCTGCACTTGCTTGCATCTTTATAACATCTCCTGCTTCTAAATTCAAGGTATTTACAATCATATTTACCATACTTTTATTAAGTTGTGCATGTCCTATTTCTAAATCACTACCACCAGATTTTTTTAAATATAGATCAGCGTCTACGTTTGATGAATCTTGATGACTAGCTTGTACAGTTTTTACAATTGCTACTGCAGAAGTAGATATTGTCAAAACTGTAGTTAAATTAGTATCTGTTAAATCAAACACTGCACTTTTATATTGTATTGTCATGATAGAAAGTAATTATACGTATCTTGCTCTTCTTTCAAGTCATTTTGAAATGAAAAATTAAGTTGGTCTTTTAATGTTGAAACAGATTCTAAAATCTGTCTTTGATTTTCTACATCATATTCTTGTTTTGGTTCAGGTATGTATGCTGCTATCTTAGCCATTATCTTCTTCCATCTGGTTTTATATCTACTCTTAATGTTCCATAACGCCAAGTCTCCCCTATAGCATCATTTTCTATTTTAATTGCAAGTAGTCTTCCTCTAGCTCTAGTATCTACTTTATCAGTAGAAGATGTTATTGTAAAGGGTCCAAGAGGTGAGCTAGATGCTGTATCTGTTGGATAATTATTTAGTAATAATGTAATTTTTGAATTGCCGTCTAATACTTTAAAATCTGGTACAAATCTTTTTATAGACATTATAAATTGACCATCTCCTTGTAAGTTAGCCATATTATTGGAGTTAACAATATCAAAATCTCCTGATTGTATAAAGGCATCAATTGATGTTGTACCAGAACTGTTGACTTGATCGGTTCCGGTCTCATGTTCGTAATAAGTTGTTGCTCCATAAGTTGCTGTAACTCCTTGTATTGAAAAAGTAGGTAAAGCAGTTTTACTATATTCAGTTGCATATGGTAAATCATATACTCCTGTATCGATATAAGTTGTTCTTGCTAATGAAGATGTAGTCCAAAGATTTTCTGCGTAGTTATATACTACACATCTATTAATTTGTTGTGAGTCGGACGTTGGGTAAAACCAACTAATTTCATTATATAAACTATTGTGTTCTGCATATATTAACATACTAGAGTTGTAGTTAATTCCTAAGTTGTCTCCACTTGTTGTAAACACAAAGTCTTCCACTAAACATGGTATAGCTTTAACTGTGCCATCAAATACAAAAAATCCTCCTTCACCTGACATCCAAAACACTTTACCATCAGAATAACTTAATGCGTTTTGACCAATCAATCCACAGTTTGTACCGACTTGTCTAATACTAAATGTAAAAGGTGGCCCAACATATTGAATTACATAAGCAGAGGTATCTGTTAATACTAATGTATAATCTTTACCAGATACTGCTCCAATAATCTCATTACCTTTATCTAATCTAAATGTACCTGCAGTATTAATTGCAGTTGGTTGATATACATTAAAATTTTCTTGATCACTAAATCTAATAAACATTGGATCTTGAGTTGTTGAATCACCTATTGTTGTTTCTGTTCCAAAATGGAATACGTGTCTATCTCTATCAGATACTTGAGTTAATCTTGTTCTAGTTGGAGCGTTTGCCATGATAGTTGCTCTAACGTTTCTAGCTGACGCAGTGCCAGCATTCCATGTAAATGTTTCTCCGTTGTGAATAGTTGCAATTAATATTTGACCAAAATTATCTAATGACCATAAACCTGGATCCAATGTTATAGTAGATGATATTGCAGACTCCCCCCATCCTATATAGTATTCAACAGAAGCTCCATTAGAATGAGCAGACCTTGTTCCTGCAGCTGCTCTTGTTATTCCTGTTAAATCATTTCCAGATATTCCGGTATAAGAAATAAATTCTGCTCCTACTTTAATAGCTCCTGTTGTTGGAAAATTATCTGTTGAAGTTAAAGTTATACTTGTACCACTTCCTCCAGTACCATTTGTATCATCTAACAATGCGCCGTTAAGTGTTGTTGTAAGACCAGAAGCACCATCCCAACCAGCTGTACCCCAACCAAGGCCCACAGTTTGAAAAGTTGGACCTATAATTACATATGGATCAATTTGTGCAGCGCCTGTCCCTGATGTAGTACCAGCTGAATTAGATGGCATTGTAATTTCAAATGTATCATTTGTTTTATTTAATACTTCAAAAGAATTATTAGTAAAATCAGTTGTTGCATAACCAGAACCTGTTGGAACAGTAACTGAAGAAAAAGTTATATATCTTCCATTTTGTAAACCATGACTAGTTTTGTTAACTGTAACAGTAGCAGATCCACTAGTTGCATCAAAATCAGCTCCAGTAATTACATCATTATCTATTGGAGTAATGTCAAAAAACTCACCCTCATAGTATAAAAACAAACCTTGAGAAGTACCAATAGCAACATATCTTTCACCTGTAAGACTAGTAAACGCGTGTTGAGCACGTGCTACTCCAGGTAATGTGGTATTAGAGTTTGTAAGTTGTTTCCAACCACCTATTTTTTCTGGTAACCCATATCTAAATCTAACAAAGTCACCATCAACCCATTGAGACTCAGCGCCTGAATCTGTAATTTGTTTATTAAAACCTGGTTTAAAATTTAATTTTTGTAACATAGTTAAAAGTATTTTAATAAATACTATATAATATATAGTGTTCTAAATATACAGTAAATTTTATATTTTAAACCAACTATTTGGTGAAGGTAAATTATGCTCAGATTTAACACCTTCTTTCATAGTAATCATAATATCTCCCGATATAGATATACGCGGTTTTTCTTTTGTATTTTTACCCGTTTCATGAAATATCATAGATGGAAATATAATTATATTACCTGTTTCTGCAGGATATTCAGCCTTACCGTAATTAGTATTATTCCACTCTGTAAAGTATGGATCTCTTTTAGGTATATTTAATCCTACCTTATGGGCATCATCATCAAGCAAAAATAAATTACCTTGTTCATGAGCTTGTGGATAATAGACAAAACTAAAATGACTACTCATATGTCTATGATAAGAAATAAATTGTTCTTTAGTGGATAAAGTTGCCCAGGACTTGGTAATGTATATTTCAAATAAATCTAAATTATATTTTTGTGCTAATAAACAATCTTTAATTATTTTAGATAATTCAATGTATAATTCATTAAATCTTTTATCTTTGTGTAAATTGTCATCAATTGATTGTAATTCTTTCGGTTTTACATCTGTAGTTGTTGAATACTGAGAATTAGTTGGAGTAATATCTTTTAATATTATAGGTACTATTTTTTTATTAATATTTTCAAAATTTTTTAATTTAGTTATAAATATTGGATAACCAAACCATTTAGTAATGTTGCTCATAATTCTTTCTTTTTAATTAGTATACTAGATTACTTGTAAAAATCTATATTTAATTTCACCATCACCACCTGCAGCACCTTGGGTAGATCCACTATTTACTTGTGCAGCTCCACCTCCACCGCCAGATCCTCTTGTTCCAGCAGTACCTGCAGTACCTGCACCTACAGAAGAACCTCCAGCTCCACCTAAAATACTTCCGTCATAAGAATCTGCTCCATCATTACCATTTATTCTACAGTTATCTCCATTACAGTTACCCGGTCCTCGACCAACATCTCCTGATATATTTCCCACAGCTCCGTCACCCGAATCATTAAATGTAGTTGTTGGACCTGAGGTGTTACTGGTTACATTTTTAACACTGTTGTCTGAATCTGAAAAAATTCCTGAAGTAATTGCAGTGCCATTAATAGTAGCTGATCCTGCTGTTCCTGCTGTATTATCTCTTACAGGGCCTTGTACTCCACCATTTGCACATGAAGATCCTCCACCACCACTTAATGTAAATATTGCTCCTGTTGTTGATCCAGATAAAGTCGTATCCGTTCCATCACCTGCACTTCCACTATAAACACCTGTGCCTCTTGCACCTCCTTCGCCAACTGCGTAAGTTATTGTTTCTCCCGCTGTAACAGAAAATATTTTATCAGATATAAACGCACCCGATCCTCCACCCGCTCCGGCAGATTCTCCTCCTGCTTTATCATAGTCAGCACCTCGCATTGCACCTCCACCGGCACCTACAGCATATTGAATATGAATTGCATTATATCCAGTTGGAACACTGAATGTAGAAGATCCAGAAGTTAGTTCAACAAACGATGTTGCTGGAAGACCGCCTCCACTGGAACCTATTAATAAACTATAATGGGTCATAGTTTTTTCCTATGATAAAAGTCCGCCAGTAATTACAAATGTATTAGTTCCTACACAAAGAACTGTTGCAACTCCTCTAGTTGCTAGAGTTCTATTTGCATCTGTTCCATCGGTTACCCAATACATAGTAACTCCAGTTCCTTTTGAAATAGTTAAATCACTAACTGTATTATTATAAACTGTTACAGTTTGCCCTGCAGAAAAAATTGAAGGAGGAACAGTAATATTTCCTGATGCCAAAACCACTTTACCATGGTCACTTGCAACAAAAGTATAAGTAGATGCTTGAGTATTAGTTGGAACTAATCGTATTTCTCCTTTTTGATCAACCATGTCTCCAGCAGTTGTTGTAATATTATTTGCTGCTGTAACATTGTCACTAACAGTAATACCACTAACATTAGTAGTATTTGTAACAGTTACATTACTGACACTAATTGTTCCATCAGAAGTACTGCCATTTGATACGACTTGTTGTAAAGTTGTATTTGCTAAACTAGATCCACTAATATCTGTTACATTAGTTCCGTCAGAATATACTATATGAATTTTATTATTAATTAGAGTAACACCTGTTCCAGAAACAGTTTTAAAAGTTAAACTATAACCTCCACGACTTGTTGTATCATGTAAAATATAAACTTTTTCTATATTATCTGGAATAGTAACTGTAGTATTAGCAGTTAAAGACCCAGTAAATTTAAGGACCATATTCTTACCATTAGAAACAGCTCCATTAGAAACAGACAAAGCAGCTGAAGTAGTGGTTATATTATATGAGTCATAACCAGATATAGCTTGTTCTAATATAAGTAAATTAGTATTAGTAATCTGACCCCAAGTTCCTGAATTTTCTCCAGTTTGTTGGACAGTTAATTTTAAATTCGCTGATGTGGTATTTGCCATGTTTTATTTCTCCAATTATATACTTTTATTAGATTTATGCTGCGGTGTCAACTTCTGTCCAAGTGTTTGAGGACCCTTGATTTACTTCAGTCCACGTGCTGTTTGATCCTTCTGAAACTTCTGTCCAAGTTGTATCATTTCCTTGTGGAACAATCGCCCATCTAATTCCAGCGATTCCTAATGTACTTGTTAATGTTTGTCCAGTTACAGCAACATTAGCGTTTGCTCTAGTTGTAACAGAATCTAATGTTACAGTTGCTAGTTGACCGGTTACAGGTATATTTGCAGTTCCAACAACAACTGTTCCAACTGCTAAAGAAGCAGACATTCCAATACCAACAACGGAAGCGTCTGGAGAAGGATCAACTGTACCTAGATTAGAATCTAATAGATCTCCAGTTACAGCAACATTAGCGTTTGCTCTAACTGTAACAGTGCCAAGATTAGATGATACTAACTGACCTGTTACAGAAAGAGTGGCTGTGCCTGTCTGAGTGGTATTTCCTAAATTAGAAGATAAGGCTTGACCGGTTACTACAGCTACTACATCTCCACCTAATGCTGCAAAGGGTGCTTCTGCAAATGCTGTTAAACCGAAAGCCATAGTACTCTATTTAATTCCTACCACTCTTTTGTTTTTGATGTCAATGCAGGTGCTTTCTGTTCTTCGATTTGTGCAGACAAGTTGCTTTGCATATCTTCAATTGTAGTATCTTGATTTTCAAGAACACAATTTTCGCAATGCTCCTTAGTCATACTATCAAAGTTCATTCCATCTGAACCTGCACAAGAGCCATACATAGATGCAGTATGAGTATCTTCTCC